GCCTACCTCTAAGGGTTGAAGGCCTGAATTTCGCGTTTGTGATGCGAAAGCTGGCGCGTTACTTTCGCATATAAGAAAACCGCCAGCGGAATACTGGCGGTTGATTAGACAATCATTAACATCTATCTACAAATTCAGGGTAATTCATGATTGTTTTAAAAATCAATACTTTTGTTTCTGTTGGCATGGGGTTGGTTGTTGAGGGTCAACGCCATTACCACCAAGCAATCATTAACATCTTACGGCGTAATCTTGATGCTGCTGTTTACTGTAGGATTGTATCTTACCTTATGGGCTACCAGTAATCTTGACAGTAATACATTGCCTGCAGGGTGGTTATCCCGTTTTACTGCTGCAATATATTCAGCCCGGGGTATCTTACTATGTATCCGGTAGCTGCTCTCTTGGTAATAGTAGCTGTCAGTAATCACGCATTGTTGTTCAAGCACGCCCGTGTGGGATTTCCTAAGCAGGCCTGTGGTATAAACCGCAATCGGGCTAATATCTGCCTGCAGGCTGCCGTCATCATAGCGCCTTGTCGTATAGCGGCTGGATACCACTGTCGGTTCTACCGCTTCGATTTCTACAGGCCTGCCGATATTATCGGATACCGGGGTCAATACTGCGCCTTCGCCTTGTTCTGATAATACAGCCAAGCTTGGCAGGCTGTACAGGTAATACCCGTGATTGTCGATTGCTACCTGCTGGATTTTGCCTTGTGCCGTAACCTTTGTTACCCTGCCATAAAAGCCATTGCGGCTGCCTGATACGGCAATGATGCCGTCGCCGACTTTATACTTCTTACCGCCGTTAGTGATAGTGATGCTTTGGATTACCCCATGGCTAATCTTGGCAATGCGGTAAGAGCCGTTTAGTACATCGCCTTCTACAGGCAATACTGTATCCGTGGTATAGGGGCGGTTGGCCGTGGGATTAGATAACTGCAGGATGCAATGGCTAGGCACTTCAAGGCCTGTGCTGAACCGTAGTGTCTCGAACGGTAGCAGGCTGTCGCTGATACTGATAACCAAGCGCCCGGTATTGTCAATGACGGTAAACCTGTCAACATAGAAGCGGGCATTACTGGTCAGGCCTTGGCCGTGTAGTTGATACTCGGCAAGCTGTTCATATAACAGGCGCAATGCCGTATCGGGCACATTGGTTAAATCGCAATATAGGATTTGATTGCGTTCATTCAAGGCAAACGACGGCACAAGCATATCATCCCTTGGATAGCTTACTGTGGGTTCGTCGTTATACAGGAGCTTGAACAAGAAATGCAGGCCGTTCTTGCTGCCCCTTGCGCTATAGTAATCTCGCAGGAAGGAGACAAGCTGGCGTCGCTCAATCTTGATAGGCGCATCCAGCAAGTAGCCAAGGTCGGCCAGTATCTTGACCCAATACTGGCTCTGTTCGTTGCTGGTATCGTGGTTATCCAAGTAATCGCTGACATACTGCAGGGGATTGCCTTCCTTGTACAAGTAGGCAAAGTAGTCTGTCAGCAAGTTGGCAAACCGAGGATATTCCCGCTGAACATAGGACGGATACCGGGCTTTGATAAAGGATAAGTAGCTGTTATTCATCGATTACCCTCGTCTTCGTGATACGCACGATATTGTTTAGGGCGCTGGCCACGTCGGGATGCTTGGGGGTTACGGTTAGCTGTATGGCCTCGTTGCCCGTATAGGCAGTCGTGGGATAGCGCAAGTAGATTAGGCCGGTGGCATAATCGATTGTGCCGATTGCTTCATGGATGGGATGTTCTGCATCGGCGTCGGCATAGATTGCGCCATTGCCGTCGTCGTAGATATTGAACTCGTATATCCCGTATTGCGCCGTGGCTGCCAGTGATTTAGGCTGAATGGCATTGCCAAAGTACACGGCAGTCTTGCCCGTGTTATTGCGGGCAATCGTTACGGCTTTCTTCAGGCGCTTGCGGGTATAGCTGGATTTGATGCCTTGATGGGCATTCACAATGGCTTGGTTCAAGGCTACGTCTGACAGGTAGGTATCAAATACATTCAAGTGGCGGTCATTGTACTGCCTTACCGCATCAATAGCGGCATTGGATACTTCGCCATAGCTGCTTGATGTTTTGTCCATGTCGACAATCAATACCACATCGATTTCGCATTCGATAAACTCGGGGTCGACAAATACCGGATGCGCACCTAAGCGCTTGGCCGATTCCAATACGCTGTTGCGTATATCATCCTTGGCACTGCTCGACAGCTTGTCGGCATAGTAGGGCTTGATGGATAGGAATACGCGGTTATAGGTTTTCTGCCAATGTTCTTCCCCGCCCCACACATTGACTGCCTGTACATTGCGGAAGCGGGAAAGGATGGCGGATTTATAGTCTTCTTCGTGGAACAGGCGGTTTTGTCGGCGGAAATGATTGAGCGCGTTAAAGCGTACCGTTTCCAAGGATTCGCCGTCAGAGCCGCCGTTGCTGGTTTCGGTAGTTTCCAAGGTAAAACCGGATAGCGTGAACTCATTGCAGCCGTTGCCCTGTTCACCTGTAGTCGACAGATACTCGGCCACAATCAAATCATCGTGGGCAGGCTTCTTACCAAATACATTATTGCCAAAGTAAATCTCGTAATACCCATCTGCAGTAGTCGTGATATAGAAGACCCTGCTTTGGCTGGTCGTATTGAATACGCTGTCGGCCAAGCGGTATTGCTCGCCGTCGTCATCTTCAGATTTGCGGATATACACGCGCAGGCTGTCAATATCAATCGTTTTATCCTTGATGACAAAGCGCTGATACTGTACCGATTCGTTCAGCTTGAACTTCCACTCACGCTTCACGCCTTCCTGTAGGATAGTCGACTTGCTATGGAAGGTATAGCTACCGTTGGGATTCCTTGTGTAATCGTACAGGTAAACATCATCGGGATTGCTGAAACGGCGTGTCTCGGAAGTTCTTTGTGATTTGCCTGTAATAGTTTTCCACTTGTGCATCACAAGGAAGCCGTTGGTTGGGAAAGTATCAACCGTCTGCTTAACCACGGCTTCTACCCGTGACGCCCTGATACCTTTGGGTAGGTAGCCTAGGCCACGGGCTTTGCTGAATACCGATTGCTGCAATTGGGCGCTGTCAATACTGGATTCGTTGTTCAGCATATAGGCATACACGCCGAAATTGTGGGCATTGTATGCAAGGATGTTGAGCAGCGTGGCAATCCCACCCGCTTCAAAATCATAGTCCGCGTATTTCGGGTCGGCCTTCAGGAAATCCTTTAGGCCTTGGCGGTAGCCTTTATAGTCAATAGGGTTCATCTGATACGCTCCACAAAGAATTCGATAGTCTGTTCGTTAAGCAGCGATAGCACGCTGAATGTGATTTGGATGCGGTAGCCTGTCTCGTCGTCACTGATATGGGCGTCGACCTTCTTGATGTCTGCCCGTGGTTCAAGTTTGTTAAACGCCCACTTGATACGGCTTTCCAAAGCGGCTGCCACTGCCGGGCTTGGTGTTTCAAACAGCAATGCTTGGATATGGCCGTGCAAGTCGGGTTCAAAGGGAATATCATAGGGGCGCATCTGCGCAATATGCAGCAAGGCACGTTTAACCGCTGCAGCATCTGTCAGGAATGTAATGTCGCCCGTCATCGGATGCGGTTTTAAATTCAGGTTTAAATCGCTGTAATAGGCCATCTTATAGGGTCTCGTTTTCAAAATACACGTTATGGCTGGCCGTCATGATGATGCTTTCGCATTTGCCGTCTTCTTCAGGCGGACGGGGTTCCAGTTCAAACATGCCTTTGTAATTGTGATAGATGAGTTCTTGAGTATCGCCCCGGAGCTTCTCGGGGATATAGGTTTCAATATAGGGCTGTGGCAGGGCATCGTCTAATACGTCTTTCAAGAGTGCCGCTGGCCTGCCGTTTACCCAGACAGTACATTTCTCGCGCTTGGCAATCCTAGCATCGTGCTGGCCGAGCATGTTTTGATGGAATTGCAGGCGGTCATGTGCCCGGGCACAGGCTCGGTTGTTGATGTACACGTTAATGCTGCCCCATCGGATACGGCGG